GATTATGCAATCAATATTTAAAAACCCAACTATAGTACGGGCTTTAACCAAAACTGATCGGCCTGCTCTTAATATGATTATGAGTTTTATTGGCAACTACTTACGACAGGTTGCCCCAAGACAGATAGGGGTAGAGCTTTCCGATATTGGCAGTCAGGCAGTGGCACAAACACAAGCAGAGATAGAAGATATACAGGCCAGACCAGAGGTTCAAGACGCAATATTTGACTTGAAATCACAAACCCAGGATGTTGCCCCATCCTTCAATATAGATTTACCGGATATAAGTGCTGTCAATTTATCTCGACCAAATCAATTATCTAATGACCCGGCACTAAGAGCTGCAATTCTAAGCGGTCAGTCTGATATTGTATAGACTGCCAAAGCTTTAGTTTTTCCCTTGACACTAATATCTTTAACGTAACTACAAACATCTGGGGCACCATGCGCAGTTGTGCTACCAATCAAAATGTCGACCCCTACTTCTTTAGTAGCACTTTCATATCTGGCAGCTTGGTTAACGGCATCACCTATGGCGGTATAGTCAAACCTTGTCTCTGAGCCCATATTACCTATAACGGCAGGACCAGTATTTATGCCAACACCAATCTCGACCCCCAAGTTGGCTAGCTTAACTTTATCTTGTATTTCTTTAGCACACAAAACCGCTGCTAACTCATGGTCTTTGACATCTAAAGGTGCGTTGAAGATAGCCATCATAGCGTCACCTATATATTTATCCACCATACCGTCATATTGTTTGACAGTATCTGCTTGAATCGTTAGCACTTGGTTCATTATTTTTGTTACCTCCTCTGGTTCTAGTTTTTCTGACAGAGCGGTAAATCCCCTGACGTCAGTAAATAAAAAAGTTGCTTGTCTGCGTTCGCCACCCAGCACTAATGACTCAGGATTGTCTTGCAGTTTTTTAACCTGACGTGGGTCCAAGTAATGTTCGAACTGTTTTTTGATTTGTTGGCGTAATTTGTATTGTTTTCTAAAGTTTAAGTAGAAAGCAACGGCTGCTGAGATGAAACCACCTATCAAACTCCAAGTAAAATCCAACAAAATGCCCTTTTTGATCAAATGAAGCCCTAGGTAGCCCGTAGAGACAAACAAAGTTCCAGCTGATGCCAAGCCTAGGGTAACACCTAAAAAACTCGTTAGAAGCCAAATGGTAAAGACAAAAATTCCAAAAATTAAGATTTCTGCCACTAAATGCCAATCTGGGATGTATGGACTGTTTTCTAATAGAATCGATTCTGCCAAAGCAGCTTGAATCTTATGTGGCTCCAACAATCCAACAGGAGTTGCGACTTGTGGCATGACACCTTTAGCTGTTACTCCAATAAAAACAAATTTGTTTTCAACATCCAGTTCTGACAAAGTGGTGCTAGGTGTATCAACCCAGCTAATCCATTTTCTGCCTAAGCCATCTACCTTAACTGGCGGTATACCAGGGACACGTATTTCTTCTAAACCATATTCGTTAGTCTTAATAATATATGTATCTGCACCCACCAAAGTTTTTAGCACTTGGGTACCAAAGCTAGGGACCCAGCCGTTAGGTATATTGAAAAGCAAGGGCAGTCGTCTTACTAGATTATCTAGGTCTACAGGTGCCGATACCAGACCTTCGTCTACCACCGAGGATATTTCACTGATGTTTGGTAAATATCCACTAATCGGTATGCCTGGCGCATCCTGACCTAGAACTACTGTACCAACTGGTTCTGGATATTGACCGTTATCGTATTGGAAGGTGGCAACAACTGTTGGTAAGCCCCGAATGTCAAAAGTCTTACCTAAGTAAAAGTCGCCACCTAAACGATCTCTGTCTACAAAACTGAGGACCCAGCCTGCACCTAAAGCACCCCTTAAGGCTAGTTCGTGATGAATCTCAGCTAGCCGTTTTCTTGGTAGGGGCCATCCGCCTTCGTTTCTTACGTCCTCCTCGGTTATATTCAATACTACAAAATATTCAGAGGGTTTTTGCTCTTGTACAAAAGTATCGAAAGTTTTTAATTTTAGCACTTCCAAAGCTGGCATCTGTAGCACCAAAGGTAGTGCCAGTATTGTTGTTACCAATAAACCTAAACGTATCATCCTGAATTTTGTATTATAGTAATGCTAGAAGAAGAGGCTCCGTTTATTTTGATAGTCTTGGAAACACCATCTTGTATAAAAATAACAGTATATGAGTTTTCACCATCTAACACTAACTGAGCATTTTGGTTTACATTTCTAATTAGTTTTATTTCGCTGCCCTGCACGATAGTAGTTATTTGCGTATCAGTATCTTGTCCTATATTAGTGCCAACGATCTGCACACCACTAACACGATCTACTAGTTGATCTTCTTCTTGTTCTTCATCCAAAACTTCTAAAACATCTAATAGGTCCTCTAAGAAGTTTACGTTTAACAAATCTATATCAAGTTCAGTAAAATCAAAAGTAGCGTCCTCTTCTAATAAATCTTCTTCAAGAAAGTCTACATCTAGATCGGTAAAATCTAGATAGTCAGTTGTTTGTGTTTGTTGTTGTTCCTCTTCTATAAATTGCTCCTTGGGTGGCGACACAATCAACATATTGTCGATAAAATCTAATGTTATATCCAAGGTAACTGGTTTAGTTGGACTGCTTTCATAAACATCAGTAGTTGTAGCTTGATATGGTTTGTTTAACACAACTTGGCCTGCTGCGGTAGAAACTATGATCTCGCCACTAGCATCCCCAAACTCATCTGGCAGCAAAATAATCAAAGAACGGCCCAGCTCGTCCACGGTACAAGTAAAGTCTGTACCTCTAACCGCTATATCAGCTGTTGGTGTTTTGAGAGATATGTTTTTCTTATCTAGTTTATTAATGTTGCCGCTAGCAAAACGTATGGTCCCACTAACAAATTTAAGAGCCATTTTTGATTTACTAGGGTTAGGATCATAAATATATTCATCTATAACTAACTTAGAATGTTCAGTCAGCCGAACAGTAGATTCATCTAAAAAGGTTATTGCGATTCTGCCAGCACGTGTTCTGACATCATCATAAGAATTTATGTCAAAGTCTAAGACAGCAGGAAAGGGCTCATCTCGTAAGATTTGCCCATATCCTCTTAATTCTGTTATATCGCCAATAGTGTCAGCATGAAGTGGAAGTCCCACCATCATTCTGAACAATACAAATAGTAGCGTTAGACGTATTAGACTCAATTTTTAACCAATCCCTAGCAAGTGTTGAAGCCTGCGTTACAGTTAATGTATTAGAACTGCCATCCAAATCAAGATAAAAATATGCAGAGTCCGCAGAAGTTGTGCCTGCATACCCACTACCTGCAAAGGTTAGTGAGTTGCTGTCACCAAATATATCTACATAATTGACAGCGTTTTCGTAATCAATATCGTAATCGAACTCATTACTATCACCATCAATAATCCAATCTAGATCTAAGTAAGCAGCATCTGCCAATTCTGCTATCTCAATATCAAATACATTACTTCCACCAGAAACAGCTACATTAAAGTTAGCGTAGTCTGCAGAATACAAACCACTGCTATTCATTAAAATATCCATTTGATTGCCATCACCTTGAAAATCAAATAGACCTGTTACATAGTCAGAATCAAAAGCATCTGATCTAAAGATGTTATTACTTCCAATCTGATTGATTTCTAAAGACATATTCAGACCATCTAGATCCAAAGCTGTCATAGTACCTGAAACAGCAGATGTACCACCAATTAAGTTGCCACCTCCAAGCTGTTCTAGTTTTAATATAGCATTAGCGCCACTTTGGTTTACAAATATTTCGTTGTCACCCCATAAGCTTAACGATAAAACTAATAGCAAAATTCTCATTTATTCTCCGTAGTATTGCCAGTAGTTCTTCACCCTACCTTGTTTTATAATATCAACAATACCAGTTTCTATTGCTGCTTGCAACGCAATAGATTTACTTTCATTCATAGCGTTACCACTTTCGAACTCAATTAGCTTGGTCCCATCGGCTATATACCTAAAGAAGTCGTTAGAGAGTCCAACTGATAAAATAGTTTTGGTAGTAAGATTTTCCATCAGAATTTCTCCTGTACTTACCGAAACTACACGTATTGAAACTAGGACCGTATCTTCTCTGTATTGTTTGGAGTTACCTATACCAAGGTATCTTGCACCCATACCGCCAGTTAGAAGATTGGTGTTGTAGTCTATTATGCCACCCTCAAAAATAATACCAGCAAACAATAGTGGCAGTTGTTCAGTTTCATCATCAAATTTATCTCTAGTGGTTCTTATTAACTGTCTTTCCTTGGTAAGATGATCTAGGCCCACCCTCTCAACAACACGAAAAAAACCAGATTGTTTTATTGCTCTAATTAAGTAAGCCTCTGGTGCCTGTGTCAGCGCAGACGAGAAGCTGGCATAACCGTCTATAGATTTTCTTTGTCCTGTTAAATCTTGGAATTTGTAAACTGCAACTACAGGGGCATTTTTAGCGGGCCTAACATTTTTTATTTCTTCAGTAATAGGCTCATTAATGAAGGCAGATTTAGAAAAACACTCAGCTTTACCTATAACGGTTACTAAGTCTTTGTAATCTTGGTCAGGGTTTTTTAGACAGGGCGAAACGTAAGATAAGTGTGTTGCGCAACTAGAAACCAAAGTCCCCAATAGGGATAGTAATAGAAGTTGTTTCGCCAGTAGCTTCATTATAAATTTCTAGTGTAATAGTAATTCCATCAGAATACCAAGTTATCACGTTGTCAAACAAAGTAAAACTTCCCTCAGTTGCTGGGTTTTCGCCAAACAGTTGCTCTACCAGTTGTCTTGATAATTGTGCATATATACGTGATTCAAAGTTTTTCAAAAAACGGGCTAACGTAGTGTTCTCTGCATCACGTTCAGCTTCTTCCTTGAGTGCTTTTATTTCAGCTTCTAAGGCTTGCTTTCTAGTAAACTCTTGATTCTCAATCGTTAAATAATGCGCTGAGGTCCCGACACCACTAAAGGATGGGGATTTAAATTGAAACTTGATTTCATCAGAGAATGCTCTTGGTGCGAACAAAAATATGATAAATAGAATGGCGCTTCCTAAAATTAAGGGTATTAGCCAGTCAAAAAATTTGTCTATATTAGTCTTTTCTTTGGTCATCTCTATCTGCCTTAGCGATCTTGTTGCTATCAATCAGCTGGGGCACTCCTAAAATAGTCTTAATTAAAGTATCTTGCCTAATAATTTCATTGTCAAGCGACCTTATTCTATCAATCAAAGCTACTAATATGCCATGTTGTGAATCCAGCTTAGTGCCAAGCCTTTGTTCCATAGCACTAATTTGTTCTGCCACCTTCTCATCAACCACGTCTAGCTTGTTTTCCATACCGTCTACTATTCTCATAATTAGTTTGTAGATAAACCAACCTAAACCTAAGGCGGCAGCGATTGGAAAGCCTACTTGCTGTATGATGGTGACGGCTTGTTCTAACATCTATCAGTCGTCTTTTTTGTGCGAGGCACCAAAGTAAAAAGAAATAACGGCTGAGGCTAGACCACCTAAGTAACCTAAAACTAAATTGATCAAAGCTTCAGAGTTTT